CCGGCCAGGTTTGTAACTTCCACGCTTGACCTCAGCTGGCTGTAGTTTATGACAGGAACCGTTCCATTCGTTACCGTGCTTTCGTCATATACCAGTTCGTTATACTCTATGCAGGTAATTTTTCTGGTTAGCTCCTGAGACCTGGTTATGGCCGCGATTCTGAAGGGCTTTGTAACAATAGTTGACTCTCCAAAGGAATAGATGTCATCATATGGGATTAATTGCACATTGAAAAGCCCGCTTATGGTTAATATATCCGTCTCGCCGGTCCCGCTGACCAGGTACGTGACCAGGCTGTCATCCTCTGAATGCCTGATAGTGATCGAATAGTTTTTATCTGTCTCAAATGTTACCTTCCGATCCAGCTGCAGCGTGCTGGCGTCAATTTGTGCTATCACGCGGCCGCCCCAGCCCCACTGAGGCACGTCATGCTGCAGCAGGATCACGTCACCTACCTGGCAGGTTAATGCGTCGATTCCTACTTCAAACTCGCAGGTCCTGACGTAATACTGATTGCAGCGTAAATAAAACTTTCCATGCCTGTATGCCTGCAGCCTGGTTATGATGCCGCTTATCTTCAGCTGCGTAGGGTTTTGTGTTACCTCGCTGTCATCCCAGTCATTTGCATAGACCGGCAGTGTAGTTTCCGGCCAGCCAGCCTGTTCACTATCTGTATATGATATTTCTACCGAGTTTGCGCGGTTTGCCACTGACATAAATGTTTCTTTATATGTTCCCGGCTTGATATTGCCCATCGTAAAAATTGCGACGGCAATACCCGGTTTATCCATTGCGCAGCCGAACGACGTTCCTTTCATCAGGATACAACCTCTCCCTATGTCCTGGCAGTACTTGAGCGCGTCCTGCAGGGATCCGGCCGTGTCCAGAATAAAATTAAAAGCGATATTGTTATCGTCGCAGTAGGTTGCGCATTCCAGAAATTCATCATAGAGCATGCAGTCGGCCGCGGCGCCGTAAACGATCATTTCCATCGCTTCAGTGTTTACGTTATATATCTGACGCGCATAGTGGATCATGTCATAAGCCGCCCACCAGGGATTGCTTGCCGGCTTTTGCACGTAGGCGGCCGTATTGGGATTCCAAACCCAGACATTAGCGCGTGTTTGTGTCCAGGAAACCGCCGGCATTCCTCCTGAGAGCGATCCGGTTGCCTTTATTTTTATTGCAACGATCGATTTATTCGGCCTTATCATGCCGCGCGAAACGTAAGAATTCAAAGCGTCCCAGACACAATCCATGTAAATATCAACGCCATCATGGACGTAATGGCCATCCGTGTAGGAAATATCCAGCCAGCGCGGGGTGATCGTGCCGCTTGCGTCTTTATACCAATAATTAACATCACACACTGAAGGATAGGCCGGAATTTTGACACGGACCTCATACTGGCCGCGCACGAGTCCATCAATTCTAAATGTTTTTCTCACAGGGCCTGTCTCTGCCATATTATTAAAAAGTGTAGTTGTAAACGGTACTTGCGTCCACGGCGTATCTCCTACTTTGCGGTATTCAATATAAACATAAAATCTTACCTGCAGGATCGTTCCTCCGGGCGGCGCGCCATTGTTCGGATCCGTATTTACTGACCGGCCGTAAATGCCGAGAGGAAAAACAAGGGATACTTCTATTGATTTTGCCTGGTTTGTAGACGTCTCTGCCGTGGACCAGTCTGGGGTCATCGCAAATGCTAAAGGATCGCTTGTAAAAGAGTCGATCAGTTCGGGTATAGTCAGCGGCAGCTGGTCGTTTGTCCCATATCTAAGTTCAGTATAGGTTTCCTCATAATTTTCTATTGGATCGTTATTTATCCGGATATCAGTTATTGAGTCAAGCGGTCCTTCGCCTCCCGATAGGATCATACTGAGATACTGGTTTTCCCCATCACCGGTTGCGATGATGCCCAGTATCTGCGGTGCTTTCATTCTGGCCGAGCCGTATGTCACTGCCACCGGCGAGCTTTGTGAAGCGTTCGGCTTTGGGCTATTCCATCCGTAGTTTGTCGCTTGCTGTTCTTCGTCTTTTTTTGGAGGTTCCAACCAGGATATGATCTGGCCGCCCAGAAATGAAATGCCGGCCGCGAGTGCAGCTCCTAAAAAACCGCCTCCCACAAGTGATGCCGCTCCAAAGGCAAGGAGCATGACTCCCAGGCCTGCCGCCTGTTCCCATCCCTCTCCGGACACGCGCTGGACCAGGTTTATAATCCCTCCCGGACGGATTGTTCTTGCTTTATACTCTACTTCGCTTATCACCCGGCCGTCAATTATCATTGCCTGGTCCTTCGGATATTCAATTATTTCTGACAGTGGGGCAGGCTGCAGCAGCTTGATATCCTTTATCTTTCTTTTTGAAAGGTCAAAGGGATTGTCAGCTGTTATTATCCTGATCTTGTTTTTTAGCCTAATTTTTAAATTCATAATATCCCTCAATAAAGTTCTGATATTTACTTACGCGCTCGACACTTACCGTCTTGCCTTCCAGAATGTGGATCACCCTGCCGTCACCTATGTAAGTTCCTACGTGGGTTATCTTTCCCGGCTCCCTCATTTGAAACGTGACCAGGTAGGGTTTGTCAGGCAGTAAAAAAAATTCCTTTTTCCAGGTTGCCGGGCCGCTTATGTTTTGGTTTAAATCCATGCCGGCCCTCCCCGCTATGCCCTCCGGATCGCTGGAGCTGATCTGGTAATCCGGTAGATCATATCCGTACCGTTTGAATATCTCCCTGGTCAAACCCCAGCAGTCGTAGACGTCCGGGCCGCGGCCGCCGTCTTTGAATGGCTTTCCGATCAGGTCATTAAAATTCAGCATACCGCCTCCCTGCAGGCCTGTGCCATGTCATATATAACTGACACGCCGCGAATCCGGCCGACTTTTTTAAAAACGGCCAGTACATGACCACCCAGCCGCGAATAATGCAAATTTAGGCCTCCTGCTGCGTCAGGCTGGCCCGTTTTATGGGTATCTGGCTTTATTATTAAAGGCTGCTGTCTACGATCGTTTACGTTGCGTTCAGTCCCGCCTGCAGGTATGTTTGCCTTATGAAATGCCAGAATCGCAAATTTGGCCCCTGGCAGGCCACACGTTTGTACTTTTTTATTATCCTGGAATATGCCCATCATGCCCTTTTTAGCCATAATAATCCCCGGGTATGGATAGTTCGCCGCCGTACCTGGCTGCGTTATCACGTTCCTCGCAGTTAACTATCGACTTGTCACAGGTCGGGAAGCTGGCCAGAGTCGCTGCCGGCGCGCCGCATATGATCCCGCCATACGACCACGGACATATGTACTTCACGTTTCTCCATATCGGCCGCCTGACGTTGACCGAGTATTTCGGTCCGCATTGGATCGTGATGTTGTTTTCGTCGCAGTCGGCCTGCATCAAGGCAAAAGTTCCGATCCAGAGCGGCGTGGTATCGTCCAGGTGCTGTGCGTGGACATATCTTATTTTTATTTCAGCGCCGGCGGCGCCGTTTGTCTGCTCCAGGTAAGATTGTACAATTCTGGTTATGTTGCTGATCTGGACATGGACGATTGGCAGTTCTCCCTTACTGCTTTCATTTGTATCGTCAATGTTAAAAGGAAAAGCCTGCCAGGTGTAACTGTCCCAGGATATGTTTTCCGTGTTTCTTACCAAGCGCATGGTATCCTCTACACCGGGTATGCTGACTTCTAAAAGCAAAAGCACAGCGCCGTCGCTGGCAAGTTTATTTTTGTTGAATATGGTTCCGGCGTTCCAGTAAGGCGGCGCCGTAAATGTCAGACACGCCGGCAGTGTGACCGTGTCCACGCCATCCGTTATGCTAACATCAACGATTCCCTGACCGGCCTGCTCTGTTGTAACAAATGATATTGTTTCATCATTAACAACCACAACGTTCAGCTGGTTCACGCCGCTGATCACGACATCGAGCCCTTCGGCGAATAAAGTCCCGGTTAAAGTCAGCGTTTCGCCTCCCAGGGCTGAAGCTGTCGACGGAGATATACCGGTCAGCGTCATGGTGGGGTTGTGGTAAGTGAATCCGTTTGTCTCTGTTACTGTCCCCGAGTCAAGATTAGTGACCTGTACGTCCACGGCTTCAGCCACGTGTCCGGGCGTATAGCAGACTATTTCGGTGGCACTATTAACCGACACATCGGTTGCCGGCACGCCGTCAAAATCCACCTCAGCGCCGGTTGCAAACTCGGTACCTGTGATCGTTACCAGCAAGCCGCCGGCGACATCTCCAAAGTTTGGGCTGATGTCGGTGATCGTCGGAACAGAAATATATTTATATCCATCAGTTGCCGTCACGCTTCCAGTATCAGTATTTGTTACGACTACGTCCACGTCACCTGTGGTCCCTGTCGGAGTAACGCATGTTATTTCAGTCGCGCTTACGCGCACGATACTGGTCGCTGTTGTGCCGCCGAATGTTACGGCCGGGGATGCCGCGAACTCCGTGCCGGTGATCGTCACGTTCGTGGTTGCCGAATGGGGTCCTTGCGAAGGAGTGATATCGGTTATTGTCGGACTTGAAAAATAAGTAAATCCATTTGTCAACGTATCTGTTCCGGTATCTGTATTCGTTACAACAACATCGACAGCACCGTTTGCGTGGGCCGGTGTGGTACAGGTTATTTGTGTAGCGCTGTCCACGCTCACTCCGGTTGCTGCCGTGCCGCCGAATGTAACTGTCGCACCCGTTACAAACCCGGTGCCGGTTATGACAACCTCGGTGCCGCCATCGTTTGTCCCGCTTGTTACATCCAGGCTTGTGATTGCAGGCTCTGAAATTGGAGAGATCTCAGTACCGCCGCTGTCAAAGGTCGCAAAAATAATGCGGTCCATACCATTTGTCTCATAATCGTTACCATAAAAAAACGGGTAAGTAGAGAATGTTACTGAAGTTGCAAAAATATTAGGAAAGGATGTTCCGCTTGTCCACACCAGGGTCCCATCAAAATATAGTCGTTGCCGGTTACCGTCCCATGTAAGTGTGAATCTGCACCAGCGGTTGCCCGGATTTCCGTCATTGTAATTTGTCCCGCTGAAAGATCCCAGATAATATTGGCCGCCGGCTATAATTATATCCATGTTTGCGCCGTATGGGTTCCATTGATTCGACAAAATGCGCATTCCAAGATTTCCCGCGCCGCCGTTGTTTGCTCCGCGCGTCCAATAAGATACGTTATGATTTGAGTCTGTATCTCCCTCTTTTGTGGGTAGCCATCCACGCCATTCTATTGTCCAAGCCGAGGCAGAACTAAGAGTTGTTTGTGGATCTGTAGGTATGATGTTATAGTTTGATCCTGAATGATAATAATATTCATTACCAAAAGCCGGCGTCAACGGTGAATGTTGCCAGGTTCCGCCACTGCTATTATCGGACATTACATATCCGTTTTTTACGTCTGTATCGCTATCCTCCCAAACCGCGATAACACCTTCAGGCCATCCCATTATTTTTTAGCCTCCATTATGTCAACGGTCTTTATCTTCTCAATTTTTTCAGCGGTTATTTTTGCGGCGAAAGCGTCTTTTTTTTCTTTTATTGCCGGAACTTTGACTGTAATGATGAAGGTGTCAGTTTTAGGATCGTATTCGGATATCATTTCATGAGGACAGTCAAACTCAAAATCCTTGACGCCGTTATGGTGTCTCGCTTTTACTTTTATAACTTCGCCCGTAAAATTAGGATTTTTTACCATGTCGTAGACGGTTGGATCGCTCATATATACCCCCTTAGATCTGTTTTAATGAAATTTCTATCTGCCAGGCCCGGTCGTTTATCCAGGTCTCTCTTATTTGTCCTGAAAACCGTACAGTATATGTCTGGCTGTCATAGGGGTTTGTCCAGGTAAATTCAGTACTGCCGCCGAAGGCAAGTATCCAAAAAGCGGCCAGCGTGTCCCGATCCGCATTAAGCATTGAGTTCCATTTCAAGGTCCAGCTTTTACGCAGCTTCGTAAACCGCGGCCTGGTCTGTTCCATGCCATTTTCGAACGGAGTTGTTATTGTAGGGTCCTCATTCTGAGCTGATATTGGAAATTGTGGTGTGGGTAATGTCGGAAAAGTTAAGGTTGTCATCCGCCGGCCGCCGCCTTTACTGCAGTCCTGAGCCCGCCACCGTTTGTGGCCAGGTTTTTCAGTACTGTATTTATCACAAATCCTTCAGTAGTTTTCTGAACGCTGGACGTAGACTGCATCGGGGTGCCGGTCTGGTTGATCACGTTGTTTGTTATACTTATATCCCCGCCGCCGGCTCCGCCCAGAAAGTCGGCCATGTCTGAATCCGGGATTATCGTTTCCGGCTTATCGCCAACGACAGCCAGGTGTGGCGTGGTAAAATGGCCGCCGGCTCCATGCATCGGTATGCCGCTTCCGGATGATCCAAAACTGCCAGCTGACGGTGTGGCGGTATCCCATCCTCCCATGCCGGAACTGAGCATGCTTCCGATCAGTTTTTCTATTCCATATTTAAAGAAAATCTGTGCGATGTTTTTGGCCATGTTTTCCAGCGCGTCCACTACGGTTGTTGTCCCTGTGACGACATCCCACATGGACTGGGCTATGCCATCATACATGCTTTTGATTGCGTCCATTCCAGCGGATGCCAGTGTTTTATTTGCATCCAAAATTGCGCGGTTATAAAGCGATATGGATGTTTTTTGTTCCTCCAAAAAATTTAAAAAGGCCGCGTTTTTTGCGTCCAATAATTTCATATAGGCCTGTAGATCGTAGTTGTCGGCCGCGTCCTTCATCTGTGCTTCCAACTGCTTTGCTTTTAATAAATAATCCATCTCTTTATTTTGTGAATTATCCCAGGCAAACCCTTTTTCGGATTCTGCAGGTTTTATTTCCTTTACTGATTTGGCTGCTGCAGCTGCCTTTGTATGGACTTCATCAAGCTGCTTTTTAGCATTGTCCCAGTTCGACTGATCAGCCTGGTGAAGGTTATCTTTTAATTCAACGATTTTTTCCTTGACGCCGGCTATCTTGTCGCCCAGGCCCGGAACCCATCCGAACAGCTTTTCAGCGTTGTCGAGGATCACGCCGGCGAGCCAAAGAAACCCTTCTCCGAGCTTGATCACAAATTCCATTGTGTAATACTTCAGGCCTATCCAGGACTCCTGGAACCAGGTAAGTATCGGCCGCCAGTTGTCCCATATCAGGTATGCCAGGCCCGCCACCGCAGCTCCCAGGGCCATCCAGGGCAGCAACGGCACCCATGCCGCGGACGTTGCTGCAGCCAGAGCGATGAATCCGGCCACAGCGCCTCCCGCGATCGCTCCCGAAAACGCCACAATCAAGGACATCATGTCCTTGCCGAATACCTTTTCCAATGACTCAAACAACCCATTAGTCTTTACAAGAACGGCCACCCTGTCGAGGTCATCGGCTATTACCTTGATAAATTTACCTATGCCGGTAGCCTGCAGCTTATCACCCTCGGTGATCATAATGTCCCGGATGTCCTCATCCATGCGTTTAAATAAATGAGGTATTTCGTTTGCGAGTTTTGCGGCCATACCTCCGAAGTCCTTGTCCATTCCTTCAATCAGGCCTGTGATCGCTGTTTTAGAATCAACCGCGCCGGCCTTTATCAGACTGAGCGCCGTGGGCACGCTTACGCCCATCTTTTCAGCTATCATGCTGGCAGCATCGATGCCGGCCGATTTCAAGGTCCGCAGTTCCCTGTTTGTAATCGAGCCGGTCATCATGATCTTGTCAAAAACCGATGTTAATTCCCCCAGCCCTTCCGGGCCGAGCTTTAAATTTGATACAGTATCGTTGATTGTCCTGAAAATAGGGATTATCTGCTCACCGGTGAATCCCACAGCAAGTAATTTTCTTGCGGCGCCGTCGAGCTGTTCAAACTTGAAAGGGGATGATTTTTCGATTTCCTGCAGGTTGTTCATGAACTCAGAGGCCTTTTCCGCAGATCCCATCAGGCTGGTGAATGCTATCCGGGTTTCATTCATATTCGCCGACATCATGACAGACGCTCCCGCAAAACCGACGGCTGCGGCTGCAGCTGCCGTTAAACCCATAGCCAGGTCCTTTGAAAGGGACAGCGCGTCCTTTCCTATGGCTTGCCTGATCCCGGTCTGCAGGTCCTTCATGCCCTTTGTAAAATCGGACAGGTCTGTCCCGATTGTTACTACAAGTCTGCCTATTTCATTTGCGCTTGACGGCATTTTCAGTCCTTTTCAAGATGTTTTTGAAATCTTCGTCATACTCGGCCTTGCTTTTCGGTTTTACTCCCGGCTTTTTTTCTTTTCCGATCAGTTCCTCGATACTTTTTATCTTTTTATCCCTGGGAAGCTGGATGTTCAGGAGCGCCATTGTCTGCCAGGCTGTCCGCTCCCATTCCCTGCGTTCGCGCAATTCGTATCCATTCAACATCTGGCCGAATTCGTAGGGCGTCAGCCGGCCGAATTCATCCGGCGTCAGTCCCAGCGGACCGTATGCTGATTCCTGCCTTTCCTCTACCCACTCAGAGATGCGGAAGTCGCTTGTAAGTGCTTCTGCGCTTCCGCTTACGAGTTTTTTTCGGCTTTACCTTTTTCAGCTTTTTTAGGCCGTGAAAGGATGCCGGAATTGTAAAGAGCTTCTGAGATATCGTCGATGATCACGCGCAGGTCCTTGCCGCTTTTAAGCGCGGCATTTATGATCACGCTGATCTGAGGCATGTTGATATCCGGATCACTGCTTTTTAATCCGGTGAACAGATAGGCTTTCAAGGTGTGCAAATTCATGAGTCCCGATATCGGATTGATCATTACCTCGCCGAACGCTTTACCCGATATTGATTCCGCGTCCGTCAGTGCGTCGATGTCATAAACCAGTTTTCTTTCTGTTCCGTCGTAATTGATGAACTTCTCAGTCATAAATCCTCCATAAAAGGAAAATTACGCTGCGGCCGGGTATTCGTCCCCGGCCGCTAGCGATATTTTACCCGCGCTTAGGACGCGGTAGTAAATGACGTTACTTCACTCCAGGCGCTCCAGCCGTACTTGGCGCCGTGGTACCTTACGCGCACAAGGTATTCAGTGGCCGCTTCCAGCACTCCTGATGCCACAGGCTGCTCTTCCAGATCGACTGTTGACATAGTGTCTATTACCGGAGTTGCGAACACAGCGTCCGTTGCTTCGGTAACCTGTATCTGTGTGCTGGTATGCGTGTCGGATCCTGCCGAAACCGCAAATGCCGATGTCTCAAACGATGCTGTGACTACTACGTTTGTCGCGTTGTCCGCAGGCGTGGTTATTGTAGGTGTTGTAACTGTGCCGCCCAGGTTGTTTGTGAGCGGTCCCGCGCCGTCGAGTTTGAACGATACGACGATTGCGTCCTTGATAGGCTGCTTTGCCGGTGCCGACGTGATGATCGCAGAGCCCGAGTAGATCGTGCCGTCCGGGTATGCTACCTGTACCTGGATAGGCTCCCTGTCCTCAAACGCCGCCTCGAGCAGCAGGAATCCCGCGTCATCCTGGACGTAGAAATTATCAAAGTCCAGCGACCAGTTCTTGAAACCCGCCATTTTGGATTCCCAGCCCAGCCCGTCCTTGCTGGTTGTGTCGATTGCATTTGTACCCCTGTTCAGCGTGCTGTCTTTCTGCGCGCCGACCGCCGTCCATACCGGCGACTGTTCCGTGCCGGTGTTTACTTTTACCAGCGCGTCACATCCTGCCTTTGCTTCCGTTGTCATGATGTTGCCTCCTTCAGTTTTTTAGAATTTTGAATTCTATTCTTATTGCCGCGTGCTGTGTTTTTCCAAAATCCGGACCGCCTGTCAGGTCCTCGAATATGTTTGTTGAGACCATGTTTGTCACTGAGTGGTTGTATCCGGATCCCGACAGGTTCAGATAACTGCTCCTTATGGCCGTCTCGATCTGTTCCGCGATCGAGTTTATTTCCTTCGTCCCTTTGTACTGGCTGAAAGCATTTATCGTGTACATAATCGATTTGCCGTCATGTGTTTTTGTCCTGTGTGAATCATTCCCAGCCTTGTCGCCCACCCGGATATACGGGAAAATCTGGCCGTCCGGGATATCAGAAAAAACAGGAACTTTTTTTCCGGTATTGTCTGTTATCGCGTCTTTTAACCTGGCTATGACGGCCGTGTCCAGTGCTGCCATCATCTGGCACCTTCCCGGATCGCGTTTTTCAGTTCCTCATGGAACTTTGGTTCCTCAGCATACGCAGCGGGCCCAAGAAACGGCTTTGCTCTCTGAGTTGCCGTGCCGAATTCAGGAAATTTCATGTAGTACCCCTTGCCCAGGTATGTAATTTTTACATTGAACTTGTCCAGATTTTTTTTGATGTTGATGTTCCGGATACCATATCCGGGCGGGATCGTTGATACCTTATTGCCTTTGGTTTTATGAAATGTCCTGTCAGCTACCAGTCCCTGGGCTTCGGCATTGGCTTTGGCTGCCTCGTGGACACGGTCCCCACTTTCCTCGATCTTTTGTTTTATTTTTTCCTGAATATGCAAATTCAAGGCAGGAATATCTATTTTTTCACCGTTCGTTTTGATCGTGAATGTGCAGAGGGCCATATTATTCTCCCTCCGGATCCGGAATCGTGGTAAATTTCGAGGATACGCTCCAGGGACTGGCATCGAATAGCCGGCCGCTGTAACTTACCCGGACTATATATTCCGTTTCAAATGCGAGCTTGCCGGCGGGCAGAATGAGCGAGGTTTTGTCGACAGTACTGAATGCGTCTATTACCGGTGTCGCGAACAATGTGTCGGTTGCCAGAGTAATCTGCCAGTGTGTCGCCCGGTGTGTGTCATCGCCGGCCGAAATGGTAAACGCCGAGCTTGTTATGGTCGGCGTAAGGCTGATTCCGGTCGCATTGTTTGCCGGGCTGGTTATGGCCGGTTTGTTTATCGTGCCGGGATTCTGCAGACTGGAAAGCGTCTTGCAGATAAGTCGCAGTTCCCTGTGTTTTGCATCGACATCATAAAATTCAACCAGAGAATATATCTGTGAATTATAAATTACACGCCAATCCCTACGCAGGCCTGTCAGATACCGAATATATATGTTTACATTCACTCGGCCGTTGATCTGGTCCATGTAATAAGGATCGTCGGCATCCATCGGTTCGATTGCGGCCCAGACATCGGCGAATTTAACCCAGACTGTCTCGCCGCCTCCCTGGGCGTCCTCAGAGACAATGCCTTCCTCAATTGTGATCCGTCTGTTATACTTTCCAGCCTCAATTGTGGGACGCATTAGAAAAATATCCTGTCTTGCTGTAAAAGAGCATCCGCAGTGAGCGGCACTTCAGTCATCTTATTGCCTTCAGTAACCGCGGCCCGGTGGCTGTTCCAGTGGTCAAGGATCAGCAGCATGGCCTGTTTTACGGTTTCCGGAACGGCTGCAGCGCTGTCGCCGTATCCGGCCGTGAATTCAATCACCAGGCAGTTGTACGTGGGCATCAGGTCGGCATCGTATTCAACGTCAAAGTCACTGTTAAAAACTATTTTTCCGGATTCCAGGTCAACGTCGTACATATCACTGTCAATTTCGATATCGGCATCTGTTCCCTTTTGCTTTATGGTTATGCTGTCGACGGAAACGATCGGCAGGTATGGCAGCTGGATTTCCTCACTCATTCCGGGGATCCTGTTTAATGAAAAAGTCAGGACCGTTTCTATATAAATCCTGTTTTGAAATTTTTCACAGTACTGCCGTGCGGATTTTATAAAACCGTCTATCAGCGTGTCGTCATCCGTGGAATCAATTTTTAGATAGTTTTTTGCTTCGGACCTGGTTAAAGGCTCCAGAGTCGGCGGCGTCTTGATCGCTATGTTACCTTTAGAGACCGGTCCTTCATATCCGGACCGGTCTCCATAATTTTTGGCCATTTATTTGCCTTTCGCTGTATTTTTTTTGAGCTTTGCATCGGCCTTTTTCTTGGCTTCAGCGGCCAGCTGGTCGGCTTTGGCTTTCGCCAGGGCCGCCTGCTGCGTTCCTCTGTTCGGTGTAGCTGCCTGGTTCTCGACGAATTCCATCGCATCGCCGTTTTTCACAAACTCATCCATGCGCTTGTCATCCATCGCTTCAGGTCCGTAAACCTTGCCCTGGGTAAAAACTCCATCCCCTGCGTACGTTCTTAACATTTTTACTTTCCGCATTCTCCTGCCTCCTTTTACTCAGTGTATGTGAATCCATCAGTAGCTGTTATACTCCCGGTGTCGGTATTTGTTACGATCACGTCTACAGCGCCGGCGGTCCCTGCAGGTGTCACGCAGGTGATCTCGGTTGCGCTTACGCGCACAATGCTGGTCGCCGTCACTCCGTCAAATGTCACTGCCGGTGTTGCTGCAAACTCCGTGCCGGTAATTGTTACAGGCGTCCCGCCCGCGGCAGCGCCGGTTGCCGGGTCAACCAGGGTTATTGTCGGAGTGGATATGTACGTAAATCCATCCTCTTCGGTCACTGTGCCGCCGTCAGTATTTGTGACTACAACATCCGCAGTGCCGGTATCTCCCGCAGGCGTGTCGCAGGTGATCTCGGTTGCGCTTACGCGCACGATGTTTGTT